CAGCCATATGACAGTCCGATTTACGGCACAATTATGGAAGAGATAGCTAAATTTGGAATAACAGCTATTCCAGCTGCAAAAATTGTTGGTCTTACACAACATCCAAATAAAATATTAAGGGGCGTAACTTGGGGTGGTATTGCTGATTATATGGCAATCAACCCAGAAGATCCGCTTATTGCAACTACCTTAATGGCATATTTTGAAATTAATAAAGATGAGTTTGAACCTTGGGCAAAAAATGCAATTAGTTTAATAGAAAAACATGACACCGATGGAGAAACTACACAGCGTTTAAAAAATATGCTTGAAGGCGGCATAATTGGTGGATCAGTAGAGTTTCTTATTAAAGGCATACTTAAAGGAGCTAAAATGGTTCCCTGGCAACAACTTGCAAAAACTGTGACCCCAATAGTAGCAGCTGGTAGCGGTGTAACTTTTAGCAATGATGCAGAAGCCAATCCTTTATCAGCCGTTCTTAAAGGTGCTGCAAAAAAAGGTATTAAATTTGCTCCAGAAGTTGGAGAAAATAATTTACGATTGCATCTAAAAAGAATTGCGGAGATGAAAGAAAAAAATATTTCTTATCCAGGAAATCCAAAAAATAAAAGAATTGTAATAACTAACTCTGACAAAACAAAACCAGATATAGTTGTTGGGAATATAACCTTTGATGATTGGAAAAATCGTGTAGAATTTTTAATGAATAAAGATGAAATTTTTGAGGCTAGTAAGTGGTACGAAGAAGTTTTTACAGAATTTAGAAATGTATCTGGTGGCAACAAAAATGAAATGAAAAAACTTGGAGAAGCATGGTTATCCGCACAACAAAATGAAACTCCATCTACAGCATTAACAAATGTACTATTTATATTTGAACAATTTAAAAGAGGAGTTGCTATTGAAGATATTAAAGGAAAAGGTTTGCCTTCTGCAAATAAAATAGCAACAGATATTATTTTTGGAAAGGAAGTAACTAGTGGAGCTGGTCAAAAAATATCTGATTTTATAGATAGTGGTCATGGTAAAATTGTAAGATCTATTATGAATAATAAGCCAGAAGGAGGTCACCCTTTTGTTGTTGACGTTCATACTGGCAGAGATACTGGGTTAGTAGATCAAGAATTTATAAATCATTTAAAAAGATTAGGTTATAATGTTCCAAAAAATTTAATTATAGATCATTCTGGTGGTGGCATTAAAGGCACTATGTATGAAAACAGAGCTTTATTTGGTCAAGAGTTAACAAAGCACCTTAACAATATTAATTGGTTAGGAAAATCTAATTGGACACCAACAGAAATACAAGCCATTGGATGGATGAATTTAACTAAATTAACTGGTCAATTAGGCACTAGCGGCAATGTAAAATCCGCATTTTCTAGAAACACTAGAAATATATCTATGGAGGTTGACCCAGGTGACGGCTCTCCTTGGAGCATTAAATATGGAAAAGATTATAATGATTTAGCTGATAGTTCTAAATTTGAAATAAACAATAAAGTAACAGCTAAAGCTATTGATTTAGTTAATAAAAAAGAAGGTCTTAATTTAACAACAACTGTACATGGAACTGGTGGCTGGGAATTATTTCAAAATGCTTCAACTGTTTCTCAAGCTATAGCTTCTAAAGAATCAACCATTAAAGCTGCTGCAAGATTAGGACATATGCTTAATCAAACTGAGGTATGGGTTAATACATCAAAAGAAATTACTAAAGGTGTAAAGCATTTTGGAGTTGATCTTCTTGAAGATGGGGGGAGCAGTAGTTTAAGAAATTCAGATACTTTAAAAGAACTTTTTAAGGCAATAATTGCAAAAGATACAAATGGATTGTTTAGAGGATATCAGCCTATTATTGTAGATGGTAAGCCTGGTATTAGAATAATTATAGATTCAGATGCAATTAAACAATCTCCGCTAACAAAAGCACAAGCTCTAGAATATATTCAGAAGTTTGTTGGAGCGAATGGTGGTCTTAATGAAATTCTTAGAAACTTGAATTATGATGTAAAAACTGCTATACATGAAGTAGACTTAACCAAACTTAGAAATGATTGGAAGGAGAATCCAAATGGGGAGAGTTACAGAGAGCATTTTGGTGACAAAACCAGAACAACTGAATCAAGTGGAGGGGGGTCAGACCTCGATATTGATGGGGCAGAACTTGAGGAATACTTCTCAAACCTTATCAAAGAAGAAAGAGCAAAAAAAGGTAAAGACTGAAGATAAAAGTTTAAATAAATAATGGTCAAATGACCTAAAATTTGGTATTAACAAGATATAGTTAGGGTGCATTGTAGCACCCTTTTTTTATGGAAAAATTATGGCATTACCTAATGAACAAGCACTAGATGCTTCTCGTAAAGGGGGAGTATTGGAACCAGCTGATAAAAAGCCTAATAGCGAACAGTATTTGCAGTTAGCTGGTCTGGGATCAGCTTTTTTTAAAGGCTTTGCAAAAGGGCAATCTGGAAGTGTAACTAAGGGAAGCAAAGTACCTTTAGAAATAGAAAGAAAATTGTTGCCAGGGGATCAAACTGCTTCCCAAACACAACAGAAATTAGTGCCAGATATGTTGTCATTAGAGGGCGGTGAAAGATTTGCAGAACAAGGCAACAAAGCTCAAAGCTATAAACAGATATTAGAAACGCCTACAGAAGATCTAACACAAATTGCTGATGATGAATTTGGTGTAGCAACAGAAATTGCTGATAATGCTAAAGCAGCAGAACTTGGGCAAAAAAAAGGTTTAGTTTCAGAAGCAGAAGCTGAAGAGTTTTTAGAAACAAAAACAAAAGGCATTATTAAAACAGATCAAGGAATAGATTTTAATTTTGATAGGTTAGATACTGGCGAAGCTATAAACGAGGTTTTAAACATTACCAGCGAAATGATCGCTAAAGGTACTAATCAATTTAAAAGAGGCGTTGTATCTAACCAGCAAACATTAGATGAAGCCACAGCATTACTTGCAAATGAAACTGCATTTACAAAAGAGATTTTAAAGAAAAAAGTAGGAACAACTCTTAATGCTTCTCAAATGACAGCATTAAGGCTTTTATTAAATGCTTCTGCTGATAAATTAGCAAAACTTTCTCGTGATATAATTGGTGGAGCAGATAGTGGAGAAAATCTTTTAAAGTTTAGAAGATTAATGGCTATTCATGCTGGACTGCAAATGAGAGCTAAAGGAGCAACGACAGAAATAGCAAGAGCATTGCAAGCTTTTAATATACCAGCTGGTTTAAGAAGTCCTCAAGTAAAAGGGGATGTTATACAAGAATTATTAAATGAAAGTGGTGGATCTGACCACGCTTTAAATTTAGTAAAAGCTTATGACAAAGCCTTAAAAAATGGTGGCAAAACAAAAGCCGCAGAAACAGCTTTAAAAGCCTGGGGCAGTAAATTAAAAAGAGTTTTCCATGAAGTTTATATTAATGGTCTTTTAGCAAGCACAAAAACAATTTTAAAAAATGGTTTAGCTACGCCAGTATTTACTGTTTATAACCAGATGGCTGATCTTCTTGGTGCAACAGCAATGACAGCAATAAGATCTGGTAAAAAAATAATGGGCAAAGAAATTAACCAGGATGGGTTGTTTTTTGGTGACATTGTTGCAAGAAACTGGGGCATGACAACTGCTTTTAAAGATGCCTGGATAATTGCTTGGAAAACTTTAAACACAGAAATTCCAGCTTCAAGAACAACCAAGCTAGAAAACTTTAATGCAATAGATGCAGAAACTTTAGGTGTTAATGGTACTTTAGGAAAAGCTGTTGATTTTCTTGGAAGAGTTATTCGTGTTCCAGGAGCAGCTCTTCAATCAACGGATGATTTTTGGCGAGTTATAATACAAAGAGGAGCTTTGTATGAAGAGGCTCACAAAGCGTATAGAGCTACATTAGCTAAAGGCGGATCAGAAAAAGAAGCATTAGATAACGCTCACATGATTTTAATAGACCCAGGTGCTGTTAAAGGTGAAATTGAATTTGCTGGAAACAGAATGTTATTAACAGAAGATCTTTCTGGAAACATTGGTCAATTAACAAAATCTTTTCAAAACAACTTTGCTGGTAGATTTATTGTTCCATTTGCAAAAGCTCCGACAAATGGAATTAGGATGGTTGCTGAAGGTCATCCCTTAATGGCTTTGGCTAGCAAAAAAGTAAGAGATGATCTTCTTGGTAAAAATGGCGGACAAGCTAAACAACAAGCTTTGAGTAGAATGGCTCTTGGCTCAATGACAATGTATACAATGTTTCAATATTCTGATCAAGGCAGATTAACTGGAGCAATGCCAAGAGATGCAAAAATTAGAGCAATGCTTCCTCCTGGTTGGCAGCCATATTCAGTTGTTTTTAGGGGTGATAATTTTCCAGTAGATGCTGACGGCGAACCTTTGCCAATTTACGACAAATATGGCAACCCAAATGGAAAACTAAAATATGTTAGTTATGCTGGTTTAGAGCCAGTATCTGCTTTTATTGGTATTGGGGCAGATTGTGCAGAGCGGATGAGGAGAGTTCGTCATGAAGCAGAGCGTGAACATTGGGCATCGGCTTGTACGGCAGCAACTGTTAATTATTTTAAAAACATACCTTTTTTGCAAGGGATGAGTGGTTTCTTTTATGCAATAGAATATGATGATCCATTAATTTTGGTTAAAAACCCAGTATCTAATTTAATAGGTGTCTTCCCAGTTCCTTTTAGCTCTACTGTTAGGTCAATAAAAAAATTAAAAGATCCACAGCTTTATAAGTCTTCAAAAGCATTAACTTATTACACAGAAGAAGATGTGCATAAAATGTTTAACGATTCTCAAGAAACAGACAAGCCAATGAATGAAGTGCCATACGAATTGGTTGGAACTATTAAAGAAGACAGTGCAATGAAAGAGTATTGGAATAACACAGTCTTTATCTTTAAAGATCAAATGAAAAACAACCCTTGGTGGGAAAAGCAAATGGAAAATTTCCAGTTTAGGTACACAGTATTAGGTGACAAAATGACTTTAGGTGAACCAGCAAGTGTAAATCCACAAAGAGCTTATTGGAACCAGGCAACACCTTTTTCTGTTTCAAGCTCTGAAGAATTAGAAGAATGGCACAAAGAATTAGTAAGAATAGGTATGCCGCTAGTTGAGGAAAAAAATTCAATGAAAAGCATTGAATTAAGCAATGCAAGGAAAGGGCAATTAAATTTTTATGCAAAAGATCCCAAAAATCCAAATGCTATAAAATTACCAGTTATGCCAGGATCCAAAGCTTTGCCTTTTCAGAAATATATCGAGGAGCATATGAAGACATTTGAATATGTAAATGCAGCTAGAGAAGACAAAATATTACAAATTCAAAGAATAGAGGATCTATTTTATGAAAAAGCATTTATGTTAATGCTTGCCTTACCAGAAAATAGTGATCTTAAAACAGCTTATGATGACAGAGTAAGAGCTGAAGGATATATACAAGGAGCAAGGAAATGACAGTAAGCAGCACCACCAATAAAAATTCATATTCTGGGGATGGCAGCACCCATAGTTTTGCTTATGGGTTTAAGATATTTGCAAATGCCGATCTTGAAGTAATTATTAGATCATCAACTGGAACTGAAACTACAAAAACTCTTGATACTCATTATGTTGTAACAAACGCTGGAACAGATAGCGGCGGTAATGTTTTATTTAAATTTAATACTGGCACAAGTTCAGATGCTCATTATTCAACATCTGATTATAGACCAGCTAGTGGTGAAACAGTATTAATTAGAAGAAATATAGCTCTTACCCAGGGAACTGATTATATTGAAAATGATACCTTTCCAAGTACCTCACATGAAGATGCCCTGGACAGATTAACATTTATTACACAAGCTCTCCAGGAAGAAGCAGATAGAGCATTTAAAGTTTCAAAAACAAACTCTATTACATCTTCAGAATTTACTGATGGTGCATCAGATAGAGCATCTAAAACATTAGGGTTTGATAGTTCTGGAGATTTAACAGTTGTTGCTGACTTTTTACCAGCTGGTGGAGATTCTGCTCAATTTAAATATTCTACAACAACAGCAGATGCAGACCCTGGTTCTGGTTATATAAGATTTAATAATGCTACTTTAGCTTCAGCTACAGCTGCTTATGTAGATGATGCAGAGATAAATGGAACAGATGTTTCTGCATGGGTACAAAGTTTTGATGATGTTACTGGTAATGCCACAAACCGAGGCAGAATTAGAATGTCCAAATCAAACACCCTGGACACCTGGGCAGTTTGGAAAGTATCTGGAGCCGTTACCGATGCTTCTGGTTATTCTAAATTAGTTTTAATATATATTGATGGTGCTGGAACATTTGCAAATGATGACAAAGTGTTTCTATCATTTGTAGCTAGTGGTGAAGATGGAGCTATTCCAGGTTATTATTATAAGTTTGATAGTGGCACCTCTGATGCTGACCCAGGTGCTGGAGAAATAGCTTTTAATAATGGAACTTATGCAAGTGTAACAGCTATATATATAGATGATGCGGATGCTAATGGCGTAACAACACAAGCTGATACAATAGCCTGGGATGATAGTACTTCTAGTGTTAAAGGCTTTTTACATATAGTAGATATAAATGATTCATCTACTTATGCCAGGTTTTCTATAACTGGAGCTGCAACAGATGCAAGCGGTTATAACAAATTGGCTGTGACCCACCTAGCTTCAAATAATACTTTTAGTGCAGCAGATGAGCTGTCAGTACATTTTACTAGAACTGGTGATAAAGGCGATACTGGTTCAACTGGTGCAACTGGGGCATCTGGCGTAGCTGGTCTAGCAATGACCTGGAGTAATTCAACATCAGATGCAGATCCAGGATCTGGTAAGATTGCCTTTAACAATGGAACAGTATCAAGTGTTTCTGTTTTATATGTAGATGATGCAGATGATGCTGGCGTAGACATTTCTGGTTTTGTCCAATCATGGGATGATGTAAGTAATGCTGCTAGTCGTGGTTTTGTAACTGTAACAAAAGAAGGTACTCCAGCAACTTATGCTACATTTAAAGTAAGTGGTGCTGTTACTGATGCAAGCGGATATACCAAAGTTGCTGTAACTCATGTCGTATCAAATGGTTCATTTTCTAATACTGATGGAGTGGGCGTACAATTTGTTCAATCTGGTGCAGATGGCTCTGGAGATATAACTGGTGTTACTGCTGGAACAAACTTGTCTGGCGGCGGTACATCTGGTGGAGTGACATTAAACCTGGCAGATGCAAGTACATCAGCAAAAGGTGCAGCTAGTTTTTCATCAGACAATTTTGCAGTATCAAGTGGAGCTGTAACAATTAAAGATGCTGGTGTTAATTTAACTGCTGAAGTAACTGGTACATTGCCATTAGCAAATGGTGGAACTGGAGCGACTACATTAGCTGGTGCTAATATTGTAGCTACTAATGCTCAAAATACATTTACTAAAGCACAATTGCCAAGCACATATACAGCAGCTCTATCGGCAACCTCTGGCGTGCTGGACTTTGATACCTATCAAAATTTTTTCATAACCCTGGCATCTGGAAGTAATACTTTAGCAGCTCCAACTACAGAAGCTTCACAAGTAGGGCAGACTGGGTTTATTTGTTTTATCCAGCCAAGTTCAAGCAGCCAGGGTACGTTGAGCCTTAATGGTGATTACGAGACAAGTGAGGCAGCTGGGATAACACTATCTTCTGGGAATAACGATTATGATTTATTGGGATATGTAGTGAAAGCCGATAACTCAATTTTACTTATGCCAGCAACATTAAACTTTGGGTAATTAGATGTTTAGTTCAGAAATATTGTTAGCAAATACTTCAAGTGGTTTCTACAATGGTGTATCTACAAAGTCATTAAAATTTACACAACATTCCACTGGTTCAGATAATGAAAGATTAACAAGGACTATGGGTACTGTTGATAGTGCAACAGATTTCTCTATTAATTTTTGGGTTAAAAGGTCTGATTTATTAAATTCAAGAAATACCTCTTATCCTATGACTATTTTGACCTTTAGAGATGGCACAAGTGGTACTGCTTTAAATGAAGTTCAATTTGGTGAGCATGGCACATGGGGAGATGGAGATAGTCTTTGCGTTACTCATACTAATTCAGGTGCAAGAATTTTAGGAACAACCAATTTATTAAGAGATACAACTGCTTGGTACAATATACATATTCGTGGCGATTTAGATAATGGAACTGCAAGTGAAAAATTAAAAATATATATTAATAATGTTGAAGCTTCTTATGCAACAGACAATAGAAGTAGTTATTCAGAAATGACTGGATTTAAAGCTGGTGCATGGACTATTGGAGATTATTATAATTATGGTTATTCTCCAGCTTGTTTATTAGCTTTATTTACTTACACAGATGGTCATAAATATTTACCCACAGATTTTTGCGAGGTCAAAGAAGGTGCTTTAATACCCAAAAACCCATCAGTTACTTATGGAAATGGTGGTTTTCGATTAGCATTTGCTAGTGGAACTGGTGTAGGCACAGCATCCTCTACAACTGTTGGAGCAGATACAAGTGGTCAGAATAACCATTGGACTACTACAAACATTGCAGCAGCTAATGTGTTTCCTGACAATCCAGAAGATAATTATCCGACCATGAATCCCTTGCATAAAGGAACTGATACAATAACTTTTACAGAAGGTAATTTAAATTCCTCTTTTACAAGTGATACTGACGATACACATCATGGATGTACTTTTGCTTTACCTAAAGAGGGAAAGTGGTACTGGGAACAAACTTTTACTGGTGCAGCAACTGATGGCTCACAAGCACCTTATTGTGGAATTTATGATGATGACACTTTAGCTCTTGGTATTAGTGATAATTTTATTAATTCTGGTGGCGATTTTATTACTTATTACACTCATAATAATTCAATAAAAATAGCTACAAGTTCTACAGATTATACTGGAAGTATTGGCAATCAAACTGGTGCAGTAGTGGGGTTTGCAGTTGACATGGATAATGGTCATTTATGGGTTCATGTAAATGGCACTTATATAAATGGTACACCTACTTTTTCAGATGGCACAAATAAAGTAGCATCCCCAAATACTGACTCAACTTACATTCCTTTCTGGAGTGGTAATGGTGGAGGTGCAATGACATGGTCTGCTAATTTTGGACAATCTTCTTTTACTGGTACAAAACCTTCTGGTTACAGTTTACTAACTTCTGCCAATCTACCAGAGCCAACATTGGGACCTAATTCAGATGAGCAGCCCGATGACTTTTTTGAAACACTTATTTTTACTGGTAATTCAAGTGCTACAAGAACAATAAGTGGATTAAATCTGCAACCTGATCTTTTATGGAGTAAAGCAAGAAATCAAGGTTTTAGCCATAGATTATATGATAGCACAAGGGGTAATGACAAAGGTGTATTTTCAAATTCTACTGCAATAGAAAGTACACATGATGTATTTAATGGGTTTACTTCTGATGGATATAATACAACAACAGATGGTTCGGCTGGAGATTTACTAAACTATAATACTGGAACTTATATTAATTATTTTTGGAAAGCTAATGCTGGAACTACGACCACAAATGATGCAAGTTCTACTGGTGTTGGTAGCATTGATAGTGTTTACCAAGCTAACACAACTTCAGATTTCTCAATCGTAACTTATACTGGAACTGGAAGTAGTAATGGAACTATTGCTCATGGTCTTGGTGCAATACCAAAACTTATGTTTATAAAAGGTTTAGAATCAGGTGGTAGTGGACCTCATAACTGGATTTGTTATCATGCACAAAACACTTCTGCACCTGAAACTGATTATTTATATTTAAGCACAACTGCTGCAACAGATGACTCTGATACAATTTTTAATGATACTGCACCAACTTCAACTGTGTTTTCTGTAGGAAGTCATGTAACTGTAAATGAAAGTGGTGTTGATTATGTGGCATATCTGTGGGCAGAAGTTGAAAATTTTTCAAAGTTTGGTAAATTTACAGCCAGTGGAAGTGCTGATGGAGCTTATGTACATTGTGGTTTTCAGCCATCTCTTGTCATAATTAAACAATCTTCAGCTACTGGAGACTGGAATATGATAGACACGACTAGACAAACACACAATCATGTGAATGGATTGCCAGTTGTTAGGGCAAACACTAGTTCTGCTGAAGAACACGCCAGTGGAAATCAAGGACAAATTGATATTTTAAGCAATGGATTTAAATTAAGGTCTAATCATAGCAGTTTTAATACTAGTGGTGCGACTGTAATTTATATGGCATGGGCAAAAATGCCTGAAAAATATAGTTTAGCTTTTTAATAGGAGAAGATAATGGTTTGGAAACATGACGGAAAAAACTTAACTGTCGGTAAATCGTGGACAGATGGAACTTATAAACACCCTTATAATTGGGCAACAGCCTGGACTGACCAGAACAAAAAAGACTGGGGTGTGGCATGGGAAGATGACCCAGATATAAGTTTTGATGATAGATTTTACTGGAGCAAAGGTATTGAAAAAGCTTTAGTTGATTCTGATGCTACTGATGAAAGTGGAAGTAAAATAAAAGATGCTGATGGCAATCAAGTTATCAACTATGGACTTAAAACAATTTGGGTTAGGCAAACAAAACAAAGAGCAAACGATATGTTAGCTAAAACAGATTGGGAAGTTACTCGCAAATCTGAAAAGGGAACTGCTATTGCATCAGCAACTACTACTTTCAGAGATAAAGTGCGAACTGCTTGTAACACAATAGAAACAAAGATTAATGATTGTGCAAACCTTACTGCATTTAAAGCATTGTTTGATGTACCAAAAGATAGTGATGGTGTTGTAACTGGCAATGCACCTATATATGATTTTCCTAAAGAATAAAAAAACTGTGACCCCTCAACATGATAGGAAGAATAATAGAATATATGCCTAAATTAACCATACAAGAAGTAAAGGCACAAGTTGACACACATGAAGCTGTCTGTGAAGAAAGATATATAAATCTTAATAAACGATTGCAAAAATTAGAAAGTATCGTGATTGGATCAGCAGCTGCAACAATCATGCTGCTTATCGGAATAATTCTAAAATAAATAAAGGAACACTTATTGATAGATCCAGTATCTGCCTGGGGGTTGATAACCACCGCCCATGCGACAATAAAAAAATGTGTAGAGATGGGCAGAGATTTATCATCAGCAGAAACCGCTGTTCGTAATTATGCCAAGGGTGAAGCACAGTTAGCTTTTGGAAAAGAAAGAAAAAAAAAATCTATTTTTGGCGGAGTTATGGATTCTGCAATAGATCAGCATTTTAGAGAAGAAGAACGAAAAAGGATGCACGATCAGTTAAGGTCTTTGTTTTTATTACATGGATCACCAGGGCAATGGGAGAGGCTTCAAGCAAGTATCGCCAGGGGGAGAGCGGAGCAGAAAAAAATATTAGAAGAACAAGCCAGGCAAAGAGATATGTTCATAAAAACTGGTGTAATTATAATAGTACTTACGATAGGTGGTGTAATTCTTTTTTATTTTACAAAGTATTTAAAAGGAACATTGTGAAGCCAGCATTTTTATTGTTTTGTCTGTGGGGAGGTGTTCCAGAAAAAAATTCCATGATGATGCTATCTAGCATTAATAATTGTATTTATTTCCGAGATTATCTGACGAAGCAATCAGTTAGTATGAAAGACAACGATGGCAAAATATCTGTCAAAAAATATGAATGTATATGTAAATTAATCAATGTAAATAAAGATGTGAGATTATGGTAAATGAAGAAAAGAAAAAATCAGTTGATTTAAAAGTTGGTGAAAATTCTTTTGAATTAATATTAAGAATTTTAGGCAATGAATTTGTAGCAATAAAAATAGGGTCTACAAATTTCTCTGGCAAGTTAATAGCTGGTGGAGTTCTGCTTTTATTTTTTACATTTATGATGCTTGAAGTTTTTGGATTAAATGAGGTTTTTAAATGAATGTTGATGCTTTTTTAAGATGGAAAATTTTACCACGATTCATGATGTTAGCAAGTACAGTAATGTCTTGGAGATGTGCTGAATGGTTTATGAATTTACCGCCAGAAGATCAGACCACACAAGCGGCAAGTTTTGTTTCAGTTGTTATGGGAGTAATGACTGGAGTATTTGGAATATGGATGGGTCACGAACATAAAGGAGATAGCAATGCTAACAGCTCTAATAAATCCAGTAAGTAAACTTCTCGGAAAGTTTATTGAAGATAAGGATGTAAAAAATAAACTCGCACATGATCTAGCTACAATGGCAGAACGCCATGCTCAAGAATTAGCTAAAGGTCAAATACAAGCTAATGTAGAACAAGCCAAACATCCCTCTTTATTTGTAGCTGGTGCAAGACCAGCCATAATGTGGATTTGCAGTCTGGGTTTATTATGGGAATTTTTTTTAAAACCTATTGCAACATGGACAATTCTAGTTACTGGTTCTGATATACCTATGATTAACATACCAACCGATGGGTTAATAGGATTGACCATGAGTTTATTAGGATTATCTGGAATGAGGTCATGGGAAAAAACAAAAGGTGTAGCAAGGGAGAACATGAAGAAATGACAATGTTCTATTTAAAGATTTCAAATTTTTTTAACAAAATAAGTAACTACTTTTACATGAAACATTGCAATAGTTTAGGAAGAAGAAAATGAAACTGACAGAAAATTTTAGTCTATTAGAATTAACAAAATCGCAGACAGCGGAAAGAAGAGGAATCCCAAATAATCCTAATAAACTACAAGAACAAAATCTCAAATTAATTGCTGAAAAAATATTGCAGCCAGTTAGAGATCATTACGAAATACCATTTACTCCTAGTTCTGGATTTAGGAGTAGTGAGTTATGTATTGCCATCGGATCAGATCCATTGAAGTCACAGCATTGTTGCAAAGAAAAAGATGTTGCTGCTGTAGATTTTGAAGTTCCTGGAATACCAAATATTGATCTCTGTCATTTTATAAATGAGAACCTAGATTTCGATCAGCTCATTTTAGAATGTTATACTGGTGGAAATACTGGGTGGGTTCATTGTTCAATTTCACCAGATCCAAGAAAACAATTATTAACTTACGATAGAACTAATGGTTATAGACAAGGATTAATAACTTGACTTTTCTTTAAAAGTATAAATCATAAATGTATGCAATATTTGGGTACATTTTGGGTACAATCTGGGTACAGTTTTGTGTGGGAACACATGGCAAGCCATTATACTAAATGACTGTTTTCTGCCAAACATGGGAACCCATTACCCCAAAATGTCGTACTGTCACGCCGGAGGTCGAGGGTTCGAGTCCCTTCACTCTCGCCATCTCTTTTCTCAACAATATCAATAGGTTAGCACGATTGTAGCTAACTTATCTTGCCGCCAAAAATCTCCTTGGGTACATTTTGGGTACAATTTATTTGACTTTGTGTGTCATTTCGGTGTATATTTAAATCAAGTGATTCGCAAAAAGAATCAAAAACAGAACAAAGGGGAAACTAAAATGAAGGCATTAAATGTAAAAGAAAGAACAGATAGACCAGGAGTGTATGTTATTGATACAAGAAGAATTGGTATTAATACTCCTAACTATGGAAACTATGCTACAAAAGTAGAAGCTGAAAAAGAGGCTAAAGAATTACTAGCTAAATTTACTTTAGGCATGGTTGTTAAAGAAGAGGTCAAAGACATTAAAGTTAAAGATGCTTTTGATCAGTTTATGGTTCACCAGGATAATAGAAAATCAAATAACGAAATTTCTAAAAGCCATTTTGCTGATATTAAAGGCAGCTTAAATTTTATTTTAAAATATAAGATTGATGGTAAATTATTTGAAAACCATTTTCTTGGACAATTAGTTAAGCCAATTAACCAGGATGATTTAGTACAAGATTTTAAAAAACATTTTTTAGGTGAAAATAAATCTAAAGCTACTGCTGAAAAAAGATTGAAACATTTAAAATCATTTTTTAATTATTGTTCTTTAAAAAGATGGATTAGCTACAACCCATTAGATAAATTTACATTTGGATCTTCATCTGACATATCTGATAAATCTGTAAAAATACAACCAGAGATTATTCAAAAAATAATTAGAGATGCTTTACCAAAACAAAAGTTAAAAATTAGATCTATGGTTTTATTGGCGATAGCATCTGGAATGAGGCAAGGCGAATTAAGAGCTGTCAAATGGAGTGAAATAGATTTTGATGCTAACCAGGTAAAAGTTATTGGAGCAGTAAAACATTCCACATTAATTATTGGTGAGCCAAAAACAAAAAGAGGTTTAAGAGTAATACCAATAGATGTAAAAACAATGTCTGTTTTAAAAGAATGGAAGATGAAATCTAAATATAGCAAAAGTTCAGATCTTGTTTTTCCAAATAAATTAGGAACAGTTATAGGTCAAAAAAGATTTAACCCAATTACAAAACTTTTATGTGAAGATGCTGGAGTAGATTTAATTAGGTGGGGTGACTTTAGACATTTCTTTGCATCATCTCAACTTTCTGGTTTAGGTGAAGATTGGGCAGAGGTAGCTTCTTTAATGGGTCATGCCAAGCCAAATTTTACTTATCAGCAGTATGGTCACTATGTAAAGAACGAAGCCAAGCAAGAAAAAGCTAGATCAGCTTCTGCGGCGGCTATGTACGGCAACTAGAGATCTTAGTTTCCCAAGGTCTAATCATACAAGGGGGCATCTTTATGCCCCTTATATGCTTCTTAAATCAAGGCGTTTTTTAGCCATTTCCGAAATTCATATCGCTTGGCACAATTTCTTCTTCTGCTGGCAAATTATTTTCAATAGAAATATATTTCATGATTTCTTTATGCGGAACCCAATATCTTTTTCCATCTTTTTCAGCTTTTAATTTTCCAGAAGTGATCCATCTATAAATTCTTTTTCTAGTGGTATCGTTCCAGCTGCCCCACAAAATTATTGCAGTCGCTTTAGGCGTGTTTAAAAATTCAATTTGATCCAGGGAAACCATTATAACTATCTCCATCTATTTGTTCTGGAAGACCTTGGTCTTCTTCTTGTGTTATTGAATTTTGCTGTGACGGCTCTTCCTCTTTTGGTGGAGCTGATGCTCTTAACTCATCCGCTCTTTCATCTGGAATAAATAAACTGCTGGTGGCAACGACAGTATATCGATCACCATCTTTTCTTTGATATTGTAAATTAGGCTTATTGCCAGTCATTACATAATATCGCTCCAGCTGTTCTACTAGCTTCTCATCGTCAATATTAAACCAGAAACTAACACTTACTTTATCAGTAATTGCTATATCAGAATTTAATCTCATTGAGCTGTTTTTAAATTGTGGTTTACCCATCTTCTTTTATCTCCTCATTTCTTGCTGACCAGGTGTTAAAAAGTGCTTTCCATTTAGCATTGTCAGCTTCTGCTAAAACTTTTAAATTTGCTCCTTCACTATTTGCCCAGCTAGACAAAGCAGATAGTGTCTTCATATTTTTTATATTTTGAGTTTGCTGAGAAACATATTGAACCCAGTCTGTCTTTTTTTCTTCAGCCTTTGGAATTTCTTTTTTGTTCTCATCTATATTCTTTTCATTGTTTTCAGCTTTTTCTATTTCATTTACCGAGGCATATTGACCGCCATGCAAGCCAAGAGAAGCTAATGCACGACCAATAGCAGATGTTTCACAATTCTCTATAGGTGAAGTTTTATTTACTAATGAGCTGCCTCTAATCTCTTCAGCATAACCCTCGCCAATAGGCAATGCAGTATTTGCCAGGTCAAATATTTGTGCTTTCATTACTACTCTTTTTTCATTATCTAAAATGATGTTTGTATTAATGCTATATTTGAATCCTAAATGTTTCCTAAAAACCTCTACTCTTTTTGCAACCTCTGTATATTGCTTGCCGCCTTTTTGAGTAACGCCATGTGATTTATTTAAATCATTAACGGCACTCATAAGTTTTTCTATGTCAGTCATTATCTCCCTCTACTCCCCTTGTGTTAAAAATACCCTTATGCTCTGGGTTGTTCTTCATCCATAGTCGTGAATAATACGCCTTGTGATGATCATTTAATTTTAATTTCTTTCCATCTGGTCTGGCATCTTCAATGGTTATACTTGTTTCCCATCTAATCCGCTCCATGATAAGAGCAGCTCCTATTTTCTTCATGCCTCTGTTCATAGCTTCCCTGGTAAATCTATCCCACAAATTATAAACAATCGGATGCTCTTGATGAAATTTTACAAACCTAGCTTCTCTTGCATTTCGAGGAACATCTAATGCAGTAAACATATTAATCTGCATTAGTAGAACCCCCAGCCATATAAAAGTAGATAAAGGCAGTAGAGGCTAAACATTAAACCCATAAAGGTTAAACACTCTACAACCGCTTTTTTAATAAAACGCCAGTTAATTTTTTTTAGATCACTATTAGTTCTTTCTAAATGGATCTTTAAATATTTATGATTCATTGTATAAACCCCCATAATTTTTTGGCTTCTTTTAAAACATCTGGATGAATATCCCATGCCCACATATGTGAAAAATCTGGTTCAATTCCTTGAATAAGATCCTGGACATTTTCAGAGTTTTTAAGTTGGTATTCTCTAATGCGACATTTAGCTACAACCCAGTTAAAGGTGGCGATTAAACCTTCCTCAGTAAGCTTGTCGCAGTTTTCTGCTGTAAATATGCGGTAATCACTTTCATTGGCATACACAATCGCTTGAGGGCGTTTTGTATGATACCAATAACCACTTACCTGGCATATATGTGACCAGCTGGGTTTTGATGGCAAGCTTGCTGATCTTTTACCAGATTTGGTATTGGCAACACTTGCCCAGGTTGTTTTTAATTCTATCGAGCTGGAATAATCTGGTCTGCCATTAAAGGGCAAAGCTAGTCCAGGAACATTGGCAAATATTTCTTTCTCGCCAGTTAATCTATTTAATTTTAATTGGGTCTGAGCTTCTTTAATCCCATTTACAGCGTTTTTAAGAACCAGGCTAAAACTATCTCTATTTAATTCATGCTGCCGTTCATCTTTGCCTTCATCCCAGGTTCTAGGTTTATATTCTGAAAATAACTCTGCACCAGCTTCAATGGCATCTTCCATTGTATCAGCAGATCCAATTAAAAGATCATCAGCTAATGTTTGGATGGTTCTACCAGCAAACATTTTTGCTGCATCATTATTATAAAGTTCAATTTGCTGTGACGCTAACTGCTTATCGCCTTTAGCCTCATCTTTTAAAACAGACCAGCAAAGATTAACCTTGGGTCTGATTACACATTTATCAAAATAAGTACGGCATATTGGTCTTGATTCTGGATTGCTATGCCATAAGTAATTTTTATTTGATGCCCATTGGGGCGTTGTTGGAAATGTCATTGTATCCCTCTTAATCTCTTTGAGAGGGATTGTAATCCTATACGACTTTAAAAGTCAAGCACATATATTTATTCAATCAACTAGGTTGCTTTAACTACTCCAAATAGCTCTGGTTGATATACTGCTGACAATATTGGAGTTGCCCAAGTTAATTCAATTTTATTAAGAATCGATCTTTCTGGTAAAGTTTGATCTTTCATAGGAGCTTGACCATCTTTGTTTAGCATCATAGGAGCTAGTGTATAAGTTCCGCCAGGCTCTGGATAAACAACTCTAACTACAATTTTATTTTCATTTTTAAATTTACATAATGATAACTTCATAAAACAACCTTGGTTTACTTCTCTTTTTTTAATTGATTCGTCATTAAATAAATAAAAAGTTCCATTTAAAAACTGCTTGTCTGGGTGAGAATGGTTGCAAATTATTATGTTATTAACAACCTTAACCCAGGGGCAATAGTAACTTTCAGCATTTTCTACTGTCAATGCTGTTACTACGCCTTCATCCATATAACCAAAAACTTGTGTGGCTGTTTGAGCAAATAAAATATCTTGTGGAGTGCAATCAAGTATTTTTGCATAGTCTTCTGCATCTCTTAATGTAAATTGCAGCTGACCATTACAATGTCTTGATATTGTTTCTGGAACCACGCCTTTAGCTTTCGCAACATCTCTTTTTAACATTCCGCTTTTGGCGATCATTGTCGCTAAGTTGTTTGGCATATGAACTGTTCCCCTAAGAGAATCATTAATGCTTATTTGTAATGGTGTCAACTTTTCCTCCTCTTGCAAAACCACAACATATTGAGAATAGATCTCAATAAGAAACTATATGTTGAAGCAATTGATTTCATACTCTATTAGTATGACGATAAAAGTCACCTTGTAAAGATATATTTATTTTATTGACGAATATTGACAATAAAGCTACTTTAAACGCCAAGTATATATACAAATATAGGAAAATTAAGATCATGACACTTGATCAATATAGACGAGAAAACAATTTAAGTTACAGAGCGTTAGCAATATTACTTGGTTTTAAAGAAGCTACGATGGCAAGGCGTTGGTGTTTGCCAAGGGAGCATAACCAGGCTCAAGTACCATCAGCTAAGAACATGGCAAAGATCATTGAGGTAACCAATTCTGCTGTGACCCCTAATGATTTTTATTTTAAGCGTGTCTGAATACGAATTACAAAAGCTGGTAGTCCAATGGCTAGATGCAGCTCTGCCAAAGGGATGTTTTTTCCATCACTCACCTAATGAGGGTAAAAGGCATATTTCTTATAATGTTAAATTAAAAACTTTAGGAATGAAAACTGGTTTTCCAGATCTGTGTCTTTTTGTGCCAAGGCGATATTTCTGGGATGGGTTACCATGCCCAATATTTATTGAATTAAAGAAGCCTAAAGGCGGAAGAATTACCGATAGTCAAAAGGTAATACAGCAGCAGTTATTAGAAACTGGAGCAGCTGTAGCAACAGTCAATTCATTATCTAAAGTTAAAATGTTTTTAAGCAATTTAATTGAGATTAAAGAAAATCATAAAACACTTTTAATAGAGCGTCATGCTGATGCCTTGGGGGGGTTATGAAATGTTATAAATGTCATCGAGGAACCCAGGTAAAAGACAGCAGAAAGTATGAAGGCAATACCATTAGAAGAAGAAGATATTGCAATCATTGTAAGCAAGGTTTTTTCAGCATTGAAATTATGTATGCGGAATATACCAGGCTCAAGAGTAAGCCTATTCAAGAGCCAGAAGAGCAGCAAAAAACTGTGACGAAAACATTTAAACAACCAGGCATTAAACCAAAGCCAAGGACTAATGAATGGGAAGCTCTGCATGAAGAAGACAGAGATTTAACATTAAGAGATCTGGGTTTGAAATGACGGATGAAGAATGGTTTGCAAGGCTGAAGGTAGAGCATCCAATTTTTTATGAATTGATGATGAACACAAAGAAAAAACATCCAGTTTTTTTTGGTCAGATGATGGCGGACATTCATAGGGTTAATAATTGGCGTGTTGAATGTGTGGATCAGAAAACAATTAACAAAGTTTATAAAGATTTAAAAAACGATCCATCGCAAATAGAAATGGAATTTCAATTATGAAGTTGTGTGAAAGGTGCAAGGTTGCCCTGGATAAAAATAATGTGTGTCCAGTATGTAAGGGGAAAGAAGAATGAAAAAAAAAATTACTCCGCTAGAGGTATTAAAAGAGGCAGAATTGATCTTGTCACAGCGAGGCGAGGAGCTTGGAGATTACGAAGAGCTATACAGAAACTTTGCGGTGCGAATCAATTTAACTTTCGGAGATCAATTAAAAGAACCAGCAAAAGCCTGGCAAGCAGCAAAAATAATTGGCGAGATGAAATACGCTAGGATGGATGTAGGTGGGTACAAAAGGGATCATGTTATAGATGGTGGGAATTATGGATTTATTACTGGAGCGTTGTACGAAAATGACAGTTGACAAGGATAAATCTGCGGATAAAATTGACGAAGTCAGTCTAGCTATACAGCTAGCTATACAGAAAGCTTTACAGCTTGTACCATCCACTAATAAAATAAACATTGATAAAGATAAAGCTAGCTATACAGCAAGCTATACAGCTAGCTGTAAAGAAGAGCCTCGAAAAGATTTTTCAAAAGAAATTAATCAATTGGTAAGTAAAGCTGCAAAGTTTACTAGCTACAATTATGTCAATGCCATTAATCAGAGAAAGCGTGATGATCAACAGTTCAGATTGAATAGGTTGCTAAGAAAGATGCGACCCCATTATTCATCTGATGGATACATGGATGTTGTCAGAGCTATTCAAAAGGCTTCTCATTTCGAGAGGTTAGATTTTATATTAAAAATGGAGAGGGTTTATTTTAAGAAGCATAACAGAACTTCATGATCTTTTTTTAGAAGCAGCAGAAACAGAACAACGATTGCCACCAGCTATAAGAAAAGCCAAGTTAAGTTTCTGGGTAGATTATCCGACAGATTGGCAGAATTATGGTTGGTCACAGCAAAATGGTCATGTTAGATTAGTTCCATCAGCCAGGCAGATTAGCTTGTATGATGAAGCTTTAGATATGGTTTTTAAGATGGAAGAAGAAGATCGTAAACTGGTGTGGGCAGTAGCTCATTCAGCTGCTTATAGAGATCGAGGTGTTCAATGGACAAAGATTGCCAGGATGTTATCTCTTCATGATCCAAGGATTGTTAGAAGAAGATATAAGGATGCTTTGGTTAAGTTGTATTATAAACAATAATTTACGAATGACCTTAAATTTGGTATGTTTATGTTAGAATGACACTAGATGTAGTGTTTTTCTTTTAATAGTATTCCTCTACTAAAACTAATTGTGAGCTGAATTATGCCTTAGTTCAGCTTACAAACCAATTAGGATAACATGGCAAAATTAGTTACGAAGAAAATGATGCAAGGTATTGCAGATCGTTTAGCTATGGGTGAAAGCTTGCTTACGATTTGCAAAGATCCAGCCTTGCCAGAATACAGAACAATCAGCAGAGCTGTAGCAGCTGACGATGATTTGTATGAGATCTATCGTAGAGGTAGAGTATTGCAAGCTGAGTATTATGCAGATCATATAAATGATTTAGCTGTAATGCCATTGCCTACTGGTGGTGATGTAGACAATAGATTACTCAATGCAGAGGTACAAAGAAGGCGGTTAGAAATTGATACGCTTAAATGGACATTTGCCAGGATACAGCCTTATGGTCTTAGAGATAAGAAGGAAGATGCTAATGTTAATAATGGTAGCATAACTTTAAGTTGGAACCAGGGAGATGTCACAGTTGAGCAACAGTAAGAAGAAAGTATCTGTCATGGGTAAGTACAAGTATAAGAAGAAGAAGAAGTGACAGAACAGTTTAATAAAAAAGAACTGTCATTGCTGAAATATCATAGAGCTAAGTTAAAGAACGAAGAGTATTTAGATGATAAAGAAGGCTTAACAACTATAAACATAACTGGTGTAACTGGTGATGATGGTAAGATTTATAATGTACCAGGTTATGATAAAGGTAAAAGACTGACTGACAAAGAAGCTAGAGATAGAGCAGCTAAGATAGGGTTTAGTAATTATCCATCTTATAATACTGGCAAAGCTAGTAATGTTGCAGCAAGAAAGCTTCACAAAGTTATAGAGGCTGATGCAAGACAGTTTAGATCAGCAATGAAAAGAAATAAGCGTGGGTTAGATAGGAGTACTTAATGCCAGCTTTAGGAGATTATAGTAGCAATGCCAAAGCTAGATCTGTTTATCAAAGGAAGTATTCAGCAGCTCATAGAGATGACAATGCTGCTAGGAAGAGAGCTAGAAGGAAGATGGTAAAGCTCGGTAGAGCTAGACCATTTGATGGTAAGGATGTCGATCATCGTAATGGTAATCCAAAGGATAACAAGCAAAGTAATCTAAGTATGATGGGAAGGAGTAAGAATAGATCTAAGCATTAGATGTATATATATAACACGCTGTCTGTCTTAACTACACGCACGAGATGGATGGCATACCCCTGGCTTTAAAGTTTCGTCTTAATAGGGCGGTGACCTTTTAAGCTTTAACCTAGAGTTAATAAGGGATAGAGGATCAGACATAATTAATTGGGTACAATGTGGGTACATTTTTACAGCTGAATTATTTTATCTGACCCCCTATACCCCCCAGAACTCTGGCACCTATCTATATCGTATATATACTTAGGCTTATGGTAGCTTCACACACTCATGCACATTACTATTCCATACACACCGAGAACTCTGCAAGCTAAACTGCACCAGGACTTGGACAAAGTACGCTGGGGCGTTATTGTTTGCCATCGTAGAATGGGCAAGACTGTTATGGCTATAAACCATTTGTTAAGGTCTGCTGTATTATGTGAAAAGCCTAATCCAAGGTATGCTTACCTGGCACCTACTTATAGGCAAGCCAAGGCAGTTGCCTGGGATTATTTAAAGCAGTTTGCTGAGAAGATACCGACAGTTAAGTTTCATGAAACAGAACTTAGGTGTGACTTGCCTAATGGAGCGAGAATAAGCTTGCTGGGAGCTGAAAACCCAGACAGCCTTCGTGGAATATACCTAGATGGATGTTTCATGGATGAGGTAGCGGATATGCCAGAGAGTGTCTTTCCAGAGATTATAAGACCAGCTCTGTCAGATAGGAAAGGATTTTGTTATTTTGTAGGAACCCCTAGAGGGCAGAACGCTTTTTTTGAAATGTATGAAAAGGGTGTTCAAAGTGATGACTGGTTAACAGCTATTCATAAGTCGAGTGAAACTGGAATTATTGATGAAGAAGAGCTGGAGAGTGCCAAGGAAACGATGACTGCGGATCAGTTTGCCCAGGAGTATGAATGTTCGTGGGTTGCGAATGTGCCTGGCAGTATTTATGGAAAAGAGATCCAGGCATCGTTAGAAGAAAAAAGAATTTGTAAAGTGCCATATGATCCATCGGCAAAAGTAATGACTTTTTGGGATCTGGGTATTGGTGATAGCACCGCCATTGTATTTTTGCAGCTGGTGGGAAGAAGTATTCATGTTATTGACTGTTATGAGAATAGAAATGAGGGTTTGCCGCATTATGTAGAGGTACTTCAAAGGAAGAGGTATTTGTATGGTGAACATTATGCACCCCATGATATTGAGGTTAGGGAACTGTCTACTGGAAAAAGTAGAAGAGAGATTGCCTATTCATTGGGAATTAATTTTAGGGTCGTGCCGAAACTGCCAGTAGAGGATGGGATTCATGCTGCACAAATGCTTATACCGAGGTGTTACTTTGATGCGGACAAGTGTAAGCCGCTTCTGGATGCTCTTCGTCAATACCATAGGGCGTATAATGAAAGGACTAGAAGCTTTCGTAATTCGCCAGTACATGACTGGTCTTCGCATTTTGCGGACAGTTGGCGTTATGCCTCAATCGCCATCAACGAAACAGTCAAAGAAGGGAAACCGCCGCAAATGATGGCTGTTAATGATTATAATCCATTTGGAAAAATAGGAGCAATGTAATGAGTTTTTTAAAACCACCACCACCGCCGCCGCCGCCACCTCCGCCTCCTCCAGAGCCAGCGGTTACGCCTACAAAGGTAAAAACCCAGCAGAGAGCTACGGCTATTCAAAAGAGAAAAAGAGGTCAAGCATCTGCAAATGTAACTGGCGGTCAAGGTCTGATGGCTGAAGCACCAACAACAAAACCAAGTTTACTTGGTCAGAACAAGATGACATAATTTTATGGCTGATAGTTATAACGGCAGAATGGACACTTTTAGTGCTGGTGAAGACAAGCGTGGTGCTATGTTAATGAAGAGGCTGTCTACTCTTCAGAAACAAAGATCCAACTGGGAAAGTCATTGGCAAGAAATTGCCGATTATATTATTCCAAGAAAAGCTGATGTGACCAAGAAAAGAACAAGTGGTGACAAAAGAACGGATCTTATTTTTGATGGTACAGCTATTCATGCAGCAGAACTTATGTCGGCTTCTCTTCATGGGATGCTGACTAATGCTTCTACGCCCTGGTTTGCTCTTCGATATACCGATGAACAGTTTTTAGAAGATGATGAGGCTAATGAATGGCTCCAGGGTGCAACAGAGGTGATGTATCGTGAAATAGCCAGGTCAAATTTCCATGAGGCGATCCATGAATTATATACAGATCTGGTTTGCTTTGGTACGGCTGTTATGTTTGTTGATACCGATAAAGATGGCGGTTTAAGATTTAGCACCAGGCATATTGCAGAATGTTATCTTTCTGAAGATGAAAAAGGTCGTGTTGATACTGTTTTTCGTGAATTTAAAATAACGGCAAAGTCTGCTGTTAATCAGTTTGGACTTGAAAATGTCGGCAAGAAAATTGCCAAGGCATTTAAAGATGACCCCAATGAAATGGTATCTCTGGTTCATGTGGTTATGCCAAGAGATAAAAGAGATACTATAAAGATTGATAATAAGAATCTTCCTTATGCTTCTATTTATCTTGAGCCAGATGAAAAGATTATTTTATCAGAAAGCGGTTATCATGAATTTAGTTATGTTTGCCCCAGGTATTTAAAAAGTTCATTTGAAAATTCTTATGGTCGTTCTGTAGCCATGAATGCCCTTGCAGATGTCAAAATGGTTAACAAGATGTCAGAAGTTGTCATTAGGGCGGCACAACTGCATATTCATCCACCTTTAATGGTTCCAGATGATGGCTTTCATATGCCAGTTAGAACTATTCCTGGTGGACTAAACTTTTATCGTTCTGGTTCCAGGGATCGAATTGAGCCTTTAAATATTGGCGGTAATAATCCTATTGGGCAAGAACAGCTGGAGCAAAGAAGACAATCAATAAGAGCTTCATTTTATGTTGATCAGCTTATCCTGGGCAATAGTCCAAATATGACAGCAACAGAAGTGATCCAGAAAACAGAAGAGAAAATGAGATTGCTTGCTCCATCTTTAGGTAGATTGCAGTCTGAGTTACTACATCCATTAATTAATAGAATTTTTGCTTTGCTTTCCAGAAGTAAATCTTTTGAAGCACCGCCAGAATTTATGCAAAATGGTAATGTTGATATTGAATATGTATCGCCATTAGCTAAAGCACAAAGATCTGGTGAAGTTCAAAGTGCTATGCAGTTGTTTCAATTCTTGCAGCCTCTACTTAATATTGATCCATCGGTGGTTGATTATCTTGATGTAGATGGTCTGGCACAGCACATTATTAAGGTTACCAATGTTCCAGCTACAGTTGTAAGAGGAACAGATGAAGTTAATTCATTAAGAGAACAAAGAGCTGCACAAGAGCAGCAACAAGCACAGATGGCAGAAACAATGCAATTGGCAGAAGCAGCTAAGAATACTGCTCCAGCATTAAGGGCGGTTGATGAGGTTAGTCCAGAAACACAAGAAGGTCTGGGTGAAGTTTTAAATAATCAGTTAGGTGGTTAATTTATGTTATTAACGCCAGATCAATTGCAAATCTTGTATAAAGAGATTTTTACATCCGATAGCGGTCAAAAGGTTATGGAAGATTTAGGAAAACGCTTTTCCATGAATACATCAACCTACACACCAAACAGCGATGAAACAGTTTACAGAGAAGGACAACGATCTGTTTTAGTTTTTATTCACAATTTTATTAACCAGAAACTACCAGAAAAGGAGTAAACAATGGATGATGCCCAGGTAGCGGCTGCCCCAGAAGAAACTGGACAAGTGCCGTCTGAAGAGAAATCATTTGATTTTAGAGAACATATTGATGAGGGAATACGAAACGATCCATCATTAAAAACATATAAAGATATTAATGGCATGGCAAAGTCATTAATCAATGCCCAGAGAATGGTTGGTGCTGACAAGATTGTTGTGCCAGGCAGTTCGGCAACAGAAGATGACTGGCAGCAAGTTTATGGCAAGCTTGGAAGACCAGAAACAGCTGATGGTTACGAGTTGTCATTTAAAACTGTTGGTGAAGACAATGCCGAATGGTTTAGAAGTACAGCACATGATCTAGGTTTAAGCCAGCAACAAGCCACAAAGCTATTAGATGCTTATGGTTTAAAGATGAATGAAAATACTGGTACAAGTGATGCGGATTTGGAACGGCATCGTGTTGCCCTGGAAACAGACCTCAAAAAAGAATGGGGTGAACAGTTTGAAAATAATATGAAACAAGCCAACAATGTTTTAGATGAGTTTGGTTTTTCAGAACTTACTGAAATGCCGATGGCAGATGGCAAAAAGCTGGGTGATCATCCAGAGGTTATAAAATTGTTTCATTCTATTGGAGGCTTCATGGCAGAAAAGCTTGGGGAAGATAAATTTAGTGGCAGAGATTCAGAGCCGAATATGAGTGCATCTGATATTACAACAGAGATTGCCAGGCTCACAGCGAAAGGATCGCCATATTGGGATGCCAAGCACCCAGAGCATGACAATTATGTACAAGAAGCAATGAGATATAGGGAGTTAATTACATGAGCAGTAATAAAGAGTTTAGGTTCCAGGTTTTAAAGATGACTTTAGAAACTGGGTCTGGAAGAACTGTAGATGATCCAATGGATCGTGCAGATAAATTTTTGGAATGGTGTATGAAAGAGGACAAGCCAGCTACGACAGCTGCCCCCAAAGTCAGCACAAAAAACGCTCCAAAAACATAAGATAAGTCGAGATAAGCAACCGCCCTCGCAAATTTAATTTTAACCTTATTGCCCCTGGAATAATCCAGACAAGGCTTAATTTTTAACTTGGAGAAAAGTTATGTCTATAAATATTACGACAGCTTTTGTTAACCAGTTTTCTTCTAATGTTAGTCTTTTGTCACAGCAAATGGGTAGCAGAATGAGAACAGCAGTTTCGGAAGAATCTGTTACTGGTGAGAAAGCTTTTTTCGACCAGGTGGGATCAGCTGCGGCGGTTAAGAAAACAAGCCGTCATGGTGATACACCTACAATGGATACCCCACATAGCCGTAGAATGGTTAGCATAGATACCTATGAGTGGGCAGATCTTATTGACGATGCCGATAAGGTCAGAATGTTAATTGATCCAACATCAACTTATGCAAGAGCGGCAGCAGCTGCGATGGGTAGGGCGATGGATGATGCAATTATAACAGCAGCAACTGGAACAAGTAAAACTGGTGCTTCTGGTGGAACTTCAACAACTCTACCAGCTGGGCAGCAAATAGCTCATGGTTCTGCTGATTTAACAATTGCTAAATTGTTATCTGCAAAAAAACTTTTTGACGATAATGATGTAGATCCATCAATCCCAAGATACCTTGCCGTTGCACCAGCACAGATTGAGGCTTTATTAGGTACTACACAAGTAACAAGTAGTGACTTTAATACAGTTAAAGCTCTGGCTACTGGTCAAGTGGACACATTCATGGGTTTTAAATTCATCGTGTCAACTAGATTAACTGTTGCATCCAACATCAGAACTTGTTTTGCATGGGCTGAAGATGGAATTAAATTGGCAGTTGGGAAAGACATTATGGCGGAAATTGAAAGGCGTGCTGATAAATCATACGCTACTCAAGTTTTCTATTGTGCAACATTTGGTGCCACAAGAATGGAAGAGGACAAAGTTGTCCAAATTTCTTGTGACGAATCAGCTTAAAGGGAGAGTGAATAATGACTACTAAAAATACAACACTTGTAAGTAACTTTGAAGCTAGTCCAGTAGTTGCAAGTGATGCCCACGAGTTACATGGCGTTTTGCGTGTTGCTCAAGGAACTGTTGCATTAGCCGCTGGTGATAGCACAGACGATGATATCGTTATGCTTGCACCAATACCAAGTAATGCTTCCATAACTCAGTTATGGGTAGCTTCTGATGCTCTTGGTGGCAGTTGCACATTTAATGTTGGACTGTATCAGACAGACGGAACTGTTGTAGATGAAGATGTCTACGCTTCAGCCGTAGCTGATGGAACAACAGCTGTTGCTGATGTTCGTACTGAAGCAGCCAATATTACCACAATTGGTCAGCAATTATGGGAGGATGCTGGTGCATCCGCAGACCCAGGTGGCTACTATTATGTAGCTGCAACATTTGCTGCAACTGGTGGTACGCTAGGTGATATGAGTTTTATCATTCACTATGTTGTTAACTAGTTAAATCTTGAGGGCGGTGAGGTATCCTCCCCTTGTTAAGCCGCCCTCATTTTTAGGAATTTATTATGGCATCTGAAGTAGACATCTGTAACTCTGCTCTCAATATGATTGGGGCAAGTAACATTATTTCATTAAATGAAGACAGCAAAGCTGGTCGTATTTGCAACCAGAGATATGCTCTTGTCAGAGATGCTGTTTTTAGATCTCATCCCTGGAACTGTTTAATTCAAAGAGTTAAACTTTCACCAGACAGCGACACACCATCTTTTGATTATTCTTATCAATATACACTCCCAACTGATCCTTATTGTCTTAGAGTTTTAAGGCTCCAAGATCCAGATACTGTTCATAAAATTGAAGGTCGTAAACTTTTAACAGATGAATCTTCAATTGAGATGATTTACCTTGGAAGAATTACCGATCCAAACCAATATGATCAGCTATTAATTGAAGCTTTATCTTCAAGAATTGCAATGGAAATTTCCTATTCTCTTGTTAATAGCACAGCTTTAACCCAGATGATGGAGCAACAATTTAACACAAAAATTCGTGAAGCCAGGTTTGTTGATGCCACAGAAGGTACACCAGAAAACATTACAAACCAGGATCAAAGGACTTATGCGGAAGGTGATATATTTATTGCCAGTAGGTTTTAATTCATGGCGAAAGTTTCAACAGCCAAACAAAATTTTACTGCTGGAGAATTATCTCCCAGGTTATATGGTCGTACAGATTTAGGTCGTTATGATAATGGGGCAACGACAGTTGAGAATTTTCTTATTCAGCCTCATGGCGGACTAACCAGAAGACCAGGCACAAAATATGTTGCAGAGGTTAAAAGCAGTAGTGCCAAAACAAGGCTTATAAGATTTCAGTTTAATGTAGAACAAAGTTACATTATTGAAATTGGCAACAATTACATGAGGTTTTATAAGGATGGCGGACAAATAGTAGATAGTGGTAGTGCGGTAGAAATATCAACTAGTTATACAACGGCAGAAATACCAGATCTTAAATTTGCCCAGACAGCTGATGTTATGTATATCGTGCATCCATCCCATCCACCAAGAAAGCTGACCAGAAGCAGTCATACATCCTGGACAATAGCTGATGTTGTTCTCAAGCGTGGTGCCATGCTGGATGAAAATGCTACGACAACAACATTAATTGCAAATGGTAGAACTGGTAATGTAAATATAACAGCATCAACCAGTTTGTTTACATCTGATGATGTAGGGCGTTTAGTTCAGTTGCATGAAGGTTTTGCTAAAATTTCTTCTATTACAAGTGCAACAGTAGCTGTAGCAGCTGTCCAGGAATTAGAAGATGGCAGAACAGAATTAATGCCGACTTATGCGGCTAGTACAATTTCTTTTCATGAAGGAGATCCAGATTCTACTGGTTTAGAACATAACGACAGAATACAAGATACAGCTGGTGGTTTTATAGATGAGGGTTTTAAAGTTGGCATGAAAGTGTCGTTAACTGGATCAACCAGTAATAACTTCACAGATTTTTTAATTGTAACTGTAACTGATACGACAATGCTGTTTGCTCCAGGGCATGATCTTACAGCTGAAGCAGCTGGAGATTCTTGCACATTAGTTGGTTCATTAATAGCTTCAACAAAATGGAGATTAGGTGCTTTTTATGTAGGCTCTTATCCATCAACAGTTGCATTTTATGAACAACGCCTGGCACTAGCTGGAACATCAAACCAGCCACAAACAATATTTTTTAGCCAGTCTGGTGATTTTGAAAACTTTGAGATAGGCACCAATGCTGATGATGGTCTGCAATATACTATTGGATCAAATGAAGTTAATGTTATTAAATACCTGGTAAGTGGTTCGCAGCTGGTTGTAGGTACAAGCGGCGGTGAATTTGTTGTAAGAGCTTCTGGTTTTGATGAGCCATTAACACCTACAAATACCCAGATTAAACAACAGACAACTTTTGGATCTTCTAGCGTTCAACCATTATTAGTAGGAAATTCAACTTTATTTATTCAAAGGGCAAAAAGAAAATTAAGGGAACTAACCTTTTCTAATGAATCCAATTCTTATGTAGCACCAGACATGACTATTCTGGCGGAGCATATTACAGATAGTGGTTTAGAAGAAATGGCATATCAGCAAGAGCCAGATAGTGTGGCATGGACTGTAAGAGCTGATGGAACTTTGGCTTGCATGACATTTAGAAGAGAAGAGCAAGTTGTTGCCTGGCATAGACACATATTAGGGGGTCGTTTTGGTGAGTGTACTGTAACAGTTTCTGATTATGCAAATATAGCAGCTGGTACAACATTAACATTTACAAAGTCCGATGGAACAACTGTTACATTTACAAGTGAAACGGCTGGTTCAAGCAGTCCATCAAGTTCTTTAGGCTTTAGACCAAATACAGACAACGACACAACCGCAGATAATATTTATACCGCTATTAATGCTCATGCAGATTTTACTGTAGCTAATCCATCCGCAGCTGTTGTAACGATAACAGAAACTAATCACAAAAGTTCTGGTTTTTTAAAGTGTGTTAGCTCTGATACAACAAGGCTGACAACAACAGATGAAGGTCAAGCTGTTGTAGAAAGTGTTGCAACAATACCAGGTGATCTTGATGAGGATCAAGTTTGGCTTATTGTTAAAAGAACAATTAATGGTTCAACTAAAAGATACATAGAATATTTATCTAATTTTGATTTTGGCAGCGATGTTAATGATGCTTTTTTTGTTGATAGTGGTTTAAGCTATAGCGGATCAGCGGCAACATCTATTTCTGGTCTATCTCATTTAGAAGGACAAAGTGTTTCAATATTAGCTGATGGAGCAGCTCATGCTGACAAAACAGTATCATCTGGAGCTGTTACATTAGATCGTTCTGTTACCAAAGCTCATATAGGCTTGCAGTATAGCAGCAAAGTAGAAACATTAAGAATTGATGCTGGGGCAGTACAAGGTACATCCCAGGGTAAAAACAAAAGAATAAATGAAGTAACTGTAAGGCTTTTTAGAACTGTTGGTTTAAAGGTTGGCACAAGTTCAACGAATTTAGATACTGTTCCTTTTAGATCTAGTGCAGATGGCATGGATTCAGCTTTAAGTCTTTTCAGCGGTGATAAAAAAATAGAATTTAATGGTGGATATGATGAAGATGCAACAATATCAATTGTCCAGGAATTGCCGCTGCCAATGACAATTCTTGCTATCTTTCCAACATTAGATGTATTTGAAAAATGATTATACCTTTTGAAAGTTCCCATGCTTATGAGCTGCTGGAAAATTCAAATAATGAAAGTCTAAGACCAAACATAGAAGTTAGTCAGTTTGTAGAAGATATGGTTGTACCAGATATGAGTTTTACTTGCGTCACAGAAAATAGAGATTTGATAGCAGCTGGTGGCATATACCTTATATGGGAAGGTGTGGGAGAAGCATGGTTTTTAGGGTCTAATAATTTACTCTCCAGTCCTATAGAAGCAGTAAAATCTGTTAAAAGACATTTAAATTCTATTATGAAAGATTTTAATTTACATCGTGTTCAAGCCATGACCTTGGAAAGTGAAAACGATTTAAAACGATGGATGAAGTTTTTAAACATGAAAGAAGAGGGGATTATGAATAAATATTGCCGAGATGGGCGAAACTTTATTAGATGGGCAAAGGTGATTTAGATGTGGCAATTAATGGTAGCTGGAGCTGGTCTATCCTTCATGGGTTCTATGAACTCAGCAAAAGCAGTTAGTGCAGCTGGTAAATATAATCAGCAAGTAGCTAATAGAAATGCAGCTGTAGCGACACAAAAAGGAAAGTTAAAAGAATTTAGAGCGGAACAAGATGCCGTTAAATTTAGAGAAGCTTATGATGGTTTATTAGGTCAGCAAACAACAGAATATGCCAAAGGCGGCATGATGGTTGGAACTGGATCTGCATTAGAAGTTGCCATGAAATCAGCAGAAGAAATGGATGATGATATTGCAACGCTTGAATATAACGCCAGGGCAGAAGCTGGTGATTTAAGAGATCAAGCTGAAAATTTAAGACTACAAGGCGTGTTAGCCAGGTATGAAGCCAAAGCACAAGCAAAAGCAATTCGTATGGCGGCTTTCGGTAAATTTGCAACAAGTATGGCGAGTGTAGAATAATGAAAGTTCCAACTTATACATCAAAATTGCAGAGAAC